GTAAATGCAATTTTAGATGCGGCCTCGGCTGCTTCTGCTGCTGTGAAATGTTGCGGATAAAATCGAACCTCGTCAATAAAACCTGCTCCGCTGCTTGGTGTCGTGCGCCAGGCACCGTCATGAAATCTCGTGCCGACTTCAAAGTAATCACGTAACACTCTCGTTCCATCGAGCAAATCAAAATTCGTAGATGGGATTCCCAGCCACCGAACCATGTTGATCACAGGAGCAATCGACGCTTCAAAAGCACCATTGACGTATATCTCGCCTGTTCCATCAGACTTCAGTGTTCCAAGCAGATGGTAGGTATTATTCACAACCAGCACCTTGCTGCCACGAGCTTCACCAACCAGTGTCCCTGCTCGATCACTTATCTGTGCATAATTCCCTCCCTCAAGAAGCGCGAACGAAGGAGTCAGATCGGTTCCTGCACCTGGCGCATTCCAGTTGTCAAAACCTAATTCAAAAACTGCTGCTGCGTCGTTGGAATGGTTATGCACACTTGACACAATTCTTGAGATGCCACCACCTACACTTCTCTGCCCGATGGCAGTTGGCTTGATCGCATACTCAAGCGTGAAGCCATTACCATAGATTATGGGCGCACTGGAATTGACTACCCTTGCAGCATTTTGAAAGAGAATCGAAGTGCCAGTCATGTCGGTTCGTAACGATGGCTGACCTGGTGTCCCAGCCGGGCCTCCAAACGTCTGATAGGCTAAATTGAATAACGGCATCATCCAGTCCCGGTGTCTGGTTCTGGAGTAACCAGGCTATCCATATCCCACTGATGTTCAGCAGCAGGCAAGATCACTGTAGGAACTGCTGGCGCATCGACAGTCACGTCGCCAAGCGAATAACCGCTGGATACTGTCCTGCCCCTGAATCGAATCACTGCTCCTGACTGATCACGTTCAGGAGCTGGTCGAAATAACGCGACTGGATCTCTAACCTTGGGCAGAGATTCCTGTGGATGCTTGGGCTCGTACCATTCAGGATCGACAATCAAGTTCGGATAGTACCCATCGGCCACCATATTTCGGAGCAACATCTTGCGACCAGAACGGGCGCATTCTCCTAGCGCCCATTTGCCTTTCGCATATGCAGTTCCGATCGCCATGATTACCTCCGAAAAATGCGGCCAGAACGAGATCTCCTCTGCCTGGCTTGATTCAGAGTTGGCTCAGTGACATTGACTTCTGACCTGGTGCCACCAGTCTCGCCGGTCGCCTCCGCAGCTTCTAGTCGTTCAGAAGCCTCTCGTGCAGCCGCAATCGGTCCACCTTGAGTAACCCCCGCTCCACTACGAGCAACCTGACCGAAACGAGAAACCTCTTGACCACCAGGCACTATTGCTGCCGCAGCTTCTCGCTGGGTAGCACCCATCTGATCCAGGCCAGTTCGATTTTGCTCACGTTGATTTCGCATGCGTGTTTCTAACTGTTCCTGGGGAGACAGTTCCGCTACTGTCGGCTGTCGTCGTGGTCCTCGTCTCTGTCCAGGCACTGGACGTTGCATTGGTGGTCGTTTCTTGACTGGTCTTCTTCCTGGCTCAGGTGGAGCTGGTTGCTGCGCCTGCTCTGCCTGTATCTTTCTTGCTTCCTGGAAGGCTCGTCCAACCAAGCCACTCATCCCACCTCCACCTTTCGTCACTCGTTCTCTGAAGGTAGGCTGTCTCGGTTTCGCTGGCTGCGGATTCTGAACTCGATCCAGCACACCGCTTGCAGGTGGCCTGCCCGATAAATTTGATCTACTAACCATCATGCTCTCCTTGGAAAAGTTTCTTCTTTAACACGTTCTGGAGGAAGACTTGGTTCTGGAATGAGTGCTGTACCAGGTGCAGCGACAGCCATTCCTGGTGCTTCTTGAGGAAGACTTGGCACCGGCTGGCCTTGCTCCATTGGTGGAGGAACCTCCATCGGCTTGTCCTGCTCAGCCTGTTGTTGAGCCATTGAATTGGCGAACGACTGAAATCCCTTTTGGATCGTATCTGCATCAAATTTGCTTTCACCTTCACCAGTTTCAAACTGTGCGCCCAACTTATCCATGCCCCAGTTCAGCGTGTATGCCTTAGCAATTCCTTCTGCCACTTCATGGATGTCCTGAGCCATTCCCGTATCGATTCCTTCAGCTTCAGCAGCCTCGAAGGTTGCTCCAGTCGGGCCTCCCCAGGTGTTGACCATCGGCTCATAGTCCTTGCCCATGATGCTTCCTGAAATGTCAGCACTCAGAGGATCCGCTGAAGGAAACAGCAGCCGCTCCGGATCTTCCTTGATCATGTCCCACCATTCTCCAAGTTGGAATTTCTCGAAGTCTAGTGCGTCTCCAATGTCATCCCAGAAACTCATCAGCGCCTCCCGTAGAACCTGTCATAGTTCACGGACAGCACCATCGGTGCCGTGTCTGCATCTTCGTCGTCGGCTTCCTGGAATAGAATTTCAGATTCAGTTACCAGGTCAGGGAATCGCTCAGGCTTGTACTTCTGAGCAATCTTCGCAGCCAGAGCTGCAACGAACGCTTCCTGGAAACGGAACGGGATGTCGATGGTGTTCTGTGCATTGCCTGGATCCTGGAGTTGCTTCCAGACATTGATGATGATCTCATCGGTGTCATTCTCAGCAGCCAGCCAGTAGAACATCTGTGGTGGATTCAAACCGCTGGGCGTATCTCGACGACGATCGATGAAGTATCGATCAGGTCTGCCCCTGAGAGCCTTGTCATGGATGATCAGATAATCTGACCTGGCGATTGGATACATCTCCGTATCCACACCATTACGACGCAGCACAGCAGTCTGAACCTGGATGGTCCCTACCGGCAGATCGAAAACGACTTCATCAGTAACTGTCGGATGGGTCACCTGCTCGAATGTCCACTGGCGACCACCTTTGTTCGACCATCGTGACAACACGAATCCAACCGATCGACGGATCGAGATGAGATGCTGAGCCCCGATCTCCTGGAGATCGAGACCAGCTCTCTCAACTGCTTCGTCGGTGTAATCAGCCAGAACCGGGTCAGTAATATACGTGCCCGTAACTGCCATGATTAACCTCCGGTATGACCGCTCTGCAAGACCTCCATCAAGACCGGATTAGTCACCACTACCGCATTCGAGGTGAGCCGCACAGCGGTCACCGGGAAAGCGATATTGCCTGACGCATCAGCCGCGACGTTCACCAATGTATCGTGATCGATCGCATTCACAGTCGGATAGATCAGCTTGAACTTCGAGCCCACATGATGACCGACCGTTGGAAGCGGATCGTTGCCACGTCTGGACAAGAGATTCGACAGAGTAAGCTCGACAGTGACATCTGTTGCACCACCGATCGTGATCACCAAGCCAACCTTGAACTCAGGGACAACGTAATCGAGTGGCAGCCAGGAAGTCGAGACGATCAAAGCCGTGCCAACTTCAATGGCACCAGCCGAATCATCATCGATCAAGACTTCGGTAACCGTCGCAAAGGCTTGCACCGTGGATGCTGTTGCCGCTGTACCAGCGACCGCTTCCACAATCTGCTTGCCATCACGTTTCGTACCAGTGACCAGGAATGATCTGCCAACTTCTGACGCTGCAAACGTGAAGACCACCTGCCTCGGTGTATCCAATGTGACTGGAGAACTCGTAAGCGTGAGAGCTTGTTCCCCTCCCGCTGCCGGTGTTTGTGATACTGCTATCAGATCCGCATCGGCGGCTGCATAGGGGTCAATTTGTAAGACATTTTGTCTCATGACGCTAGACTCCTATGCGTTAGACGGAGAAATCTTTCTGACTTGAATCCAGGTAGTTTTCTCCGATGCCAGCTTTGGTGAGATCCGCGAGATACAGTATTTCAAGATCGCCGGTTTGATCGACAGGCGTATATCGCGCTCGTTGATCAGTGTTGGTTGCGGTTTGCGTCGTGATACCACCTGAACCGAAACTACCAGCAGTCTCGATGCCTCCACCAGAATCGAAAGGAATGTGCATATTGGAGCGAGTTTTGAAGTCCTGCTCTACATCGATCGTCATCCTTCTCAACCCAGCGGAATTGGCTTCTGATTCACCGACAGAAATCGTACCGGCTACATCGTCATCGACGAAAATTCGATCGATCTTGGTGAAATGTTTAACACCATTGACTGTAGTTGTAGCCGGGCCAGTAATTTCTTCCGCCTGCGGTCTGCCGTTGGCATCACGACCGAGAACCGTGAATGTTCTGCCAGCATCGGCACCAGAAGAAGTAATCGTTACAAGGCTACAACGAGTGAAGTTACCAACACCATCAACTGCTTCGTTGCCGTTAATCAACAGATCCTGTTGACCACCAGCGGATGGTGCCTGGTTCAAGCAAAACGCTTGAGTATCGGTATTGCCTCCCTGGAGGGATTCGGCAACCAGCATACCCAGCCGTATTCCTCGCTGAACGCTTTCAAGTGATTCGCCCATGCCGTGATGTCCATCAGACATATTTACTGCGACACCCTCACCAGCAAGGATTTTATCTGCATGTGAAATTGTATGTTTACTCATGACAGCTCCGTATAGCAGCGGCGTATTTCAGCCGCGTCAAATAGTAAAAAGGATCGCCCGGCTGGTTGGGGCAGCCGGGCTTTCCCATGTGTTCAGGTCAAGGGACTTGGAGAAAACCTTGACCTTGGGCCCTACTACGCTCCGCCTGGAGAGCCGTAAGCACCTCGCCAGTCGGACCAGCCGAAGCTGTACCGCTCGCGAGCTTTGTATCGAAGGTTGCCGGTCTCGAAGTCGCCTTCGATTCCACGAGAAACCTTCTTACGCAGCATGTGTTTCAGGCCATCAGGGCAGTCCGTTTTAAGTGTCCACTGATCTGGATCAGTCAAGCGGTGGTTTACACAGAAACCATCACCGACCGTGCCCAGAGTGTAGACAGCGGAGATGTCGTTATCGCCAGTGTTCGTGCGATACGGTGACATCAGAATGCGTGTAGCCACAAACTGAAGTTCCGTAGGAACGATCAGCTTTGTGATCTGCGCTGCAATCGGGATGCCACGATCGTCGTCGAACTCGGAGATGTCGATCGCCGCTTGTTCAAGGGACGCTTCCGCGAGATCAGCAGGTGTCGCCAGGGTGTTGCTCTGGACTCCACCACCGAATTGCGGATGGGCTGCTGAGAATAACGGAACACCGTCGCCACCAAGGAAACCAGCGTCGAAACCGTTATTGATAATGTCAGCACCTTTGACTTCCTTGGTGTGCTGGAGAGAACGTGCAAGGGCTCTTGCGTACTTGTTGCCCAGGCTGCCGTACAGTCCGTCTTCCTCGGCTTCCTCAGTGATGGCGAATGCCAGAGCAATCGTCTCGTGAGTGTACCGAGCAACGTAACTTTCCGCGCCCTGGTCGTATGCTACGCCTTCGCCTTCTGGCTTCACTGGCGCACCAGCGAATCCTGCGAGCAACACATCTTCCTCGAATGCTTTCATCGATCGCTCGATGTCGAAGATGTCGCGCCACTCCTCCGGATACCGCTTGTACTCCATGCCGAAGACTGCGTTTAAGCCTTCCTGCAACTGTTTGCGAAAGTCCGCTCGATTCATAGCCATGATTAGACTCCCGCGACTGCATTGGCCAAGAGATGACGGTTAATGCGACATCGTGCCTTCGCATATTGTCCGTAATCATTCTCGGGCTGCCGTGCAAGTCCCAGGATCTTGACCTGGAAGGTAGCTGTCGCTGCCATACCAGTTTTGTCAATCTGCCATCCTGAGCGGCCAGTAAAGTCATTGCCTGCGCCAGCGACGAGATTAGCGTTAAATCCCACTTCGCCTTCTTCGAGCCCCAGGGTGTCATCGACTTGCGCGACGAATTCCTGATTGGGGTCATCGTAAACGTAGGCTTCAATTTCCGTGGCTGATGTGCCACTCGGCCAGCGAGGACGGAACTGTTGTTCCCCGTTCGCATCGACGTAAGCACAACCAGCGAAGACACCCAGGATCGGGTTATCGTCGCCAGCCGATGCGATTGTGATGTCTCGACCGTTTCCGGTTAAGACAACTGGATCACCAGAATACAAATCCTGGGCCAATCCATCAGCAATCGTATAGCCGCCGCTACGTTGGGGGGTTCCACCTGCTACATGCCGATTCGGCAGTAAACCTGCCGGTCGATCCACGTTGGTCATTCGGATACCTCCGGTTAATCATCATCGGCAACCTCCACTTGTCGTGGTGGTGCTGCCGAAACCCTGGTATGCCTGGTCGCTTCGATCGGGCCGAAACCCGAATGATCTTCCCTGGACACACCCTTTAGTTGGCGCTCGATTGCCTGGTTCTGTCTCCGCTGCTTGTCACGGAAAAACTTCTTCCGTTGAGCGTGAACTTTTGCAGGCATCTCGCATAGGATTAAATCCTCTACGCCGATGATTTCCCCGTACTGGTCGAGATTGATGGTCGGCAGTGAACGATCTGACAAACTTGATGCTTTGACAGGTCTCCATCCTTCTCGTACTGCGTTTCTCAGTCGGGCGGTATCGCGAACTGTTCCAAGACGTATCCGAATGAAACGATTCACATAGCCTTTCCTTGCTGGTGGCGCATCTAAGTCTGAGTGTCTGCGCCATTCCGTGACTTCATTGTCCGACTCCGTGTCGTAAAGCTCGTCCATTTCTCGATCCATGTTCTCCGCTTCATGGACCTTCTCATCTCCGTGCGTCAGTTGCTCCGGTGCATTCTTCTGCTTGCCGGATGCTTTCTTTCCCTGACTTGATTGAGATCGCCGCTTCTCCGTTTGCTTTCGCGCTTCTGCTTTTGCATTAGCCATTAGTCACAACCCTCCAGGTAGTTTTCAACCGCTGCCGGATCTTCCGGATCCAGGCCGAACGCTCTCATGTTCGCAACCCTGGCACGGCTCAATGTCTTACCCTTTTTCTTCTGACGACGCTTTTTCGTTTTGGCAACGCCACCACGATCGCCTTCAGAAACCGGGCTCCTTCGCCTGGCTCGTTTCTTCTTCGCCCTTCGGCGCTTCGAGGGGATCGAGTCAAAGTCGTCGTCTTCTTCCTCATCGAGGTCAAGATCGAGATCTTCGTCTTCTTCCTCCTCGTCCATGTCTGCTGTATGCACAACGATGCCTGGATACTTCTTCTCGACCAGCCCTTCAAGCTGTTCATAGAAGTCATCCTCGGTGGGTTTGTAACCTTTCTTCTGCAAGGCGAGGTCCGCCTTACGAACGAATGCTCGAACGTGTCCGAGGTCATCGTCATCCCACCACTCCTGTTCCTCGATCCATTCCATGGCTCTTGGAATGACCTTGGGCGTTTTATCCTCGTCCAGGTCATCAGGTTCATCGTGTTGGGCTTCCAACTCCCGTTTCCGATCACGTACATCCGCAGTCAACTCACCCATCTGTCGAGTGAGTGAAGCGACTAATTTGCTGTCGCCTTTTTCCATCGCAGTTTCAATCTGCGATTCCAGGTCTTCGACTTTACCGCTGAACTCGTTATCGAGTTCATCTGCCTTCCCTGACTTCTCCAGCTCATCGATTCGCTTTTCCAGCTTCGATATTGTCTCGCCAGCTTCTTGCTTGGCTTCCGCTATCGCACGATTCGCTTTCCGTTGAACACCGACAATGCGTTTCTGCATCGCCTTTGTCATCTTCGCTGGACTGTAATCTCCATCTTCATCCAGCTCATCGTCGTCCTGGTCTTCCCTGCTCTCCAACTCCTCATTGTCATCCTTGGCTTTTGTGTCTTCATGACGCTCGTCCTCAGTCAAATCCTGTTCTTCGAGTCCAAGCCCACCAAGTACATTTTCTGGTATCGGATCTGTGTTCCTTCGCAGATCCTCGAAATCGTACTCGATCTTCTCCCGTTGCGCGTTAGCCATCCTCGCTCTCCTCGTCCGCAACGACTCAGTGTCGCTGATAATACTCCGTGCAATTCTCCTGTCAAAGGGACATGCAATCGAACAACTCAGGAGTCTTCGTCACGCACATGATCTGCGTGTCAGAAAGGATCACCCAGAGGGTGCCATCCTGCGTCCGTAATCGCTCGCCATCATGCGCTCCAAACTGCACCCAGTCTCCAACCTGGCATCCGTGCGCGTTCTTGAGATCCATCTGCGACCTGGTGACAGCCGTGTAGCACAGCGGTCCCATCGATCGAACCTGGCCCACATAGCTCGCGAACTCCTGGTCATCCTTGTACTCATCCGGAATCACGATTCCGCCTGCACTCAAGTCAGGTGGCTCTGCAATCTGCACCGCTATGCGCCACAGATCTATCTGGCCTGGATATTCCTTCGGTTCAAACGTGTCCAATAATGTCGCTTCTTGCTGCTCTGGTACTTCCGCTTCAGAGTTCATCCAATTCTTCCTCTCCCTCGACTTTCTCAAGGAACTCACGAACCAGGCCCTGGATCCACTTCAGCTCGCTATTCTTGCCGACGAGCTTCAGATACTGATCGTGACCTACGCCTTTCTCCATCGTGACGCGATTTTCTTCCGTGCGCTCCCTGGTCCGAACGAGGATGAGTTCTGCCATCCGAAGTGCAGACATATCATCCTCCTGGTTGGTTACGCTCCGCCTGTTCCAGTTTCCTGGTTCTTGTCCATCGCTCCACGAGCTTTAGGTTTCACCTGGCCAGTGCCCATCGTGCTTTTAGCCGTAGACTTCCTGGCCTTCGGTTTCGTGGCACTGGTATGCCCCTGGTTAGGCGGCTTACATCCTGTGCCCTTCATCAGTAGCTGCCTTTGCCTTTGCCACCGACACCATCAGCGCCAGTTCCGGTCTTCTGGTGTTTACCCATCGTTCCGGAAACGCTGTGCTGACCTCCGCCTTTGACAGTGCTTACATCTTTCGCACTCTCACCCAGCGTTTTGTCGGCGCTTGGCTTTGGATACTTCTCATAATCTGTCATGACAGATCTCCTCAACCTGCATCGATCTTATGGTCTCGACGCTTAACCTCTTTCTGATTCAGCCGCAGCCGCTATCGCGCTCATGCGGAACTGCTGCTGATTTTGACCACCGGAGTATAGCCTGGCAATTAGTCGTAGCAAATCTCGAAAGCCCATGTTCAGTTCCTTCGCTGCATTCGCGAACTTGCGTGGTGGAATGTCTGACGACATCGCACCTCGGTTCCGCAAGAATGCGCGAGCGGCACGGACCTCTTTAGGACTTGCTACTGCCACGTTTCTTCTTCCGTTTCTTGCTGGTCTTTCCCTTCGGTACGCTCACAGGCCCCTTTCCAAATGTGGCCTGGGCGCGAGCTTTCCTGTCCAGGCGGCGAACTTCGGCTCTCGATTCTTTGTCTTTGCGTTTCTGCTCAGCAGTTGACTCTTTGTCCTTGCGCTCCTGCTCTGCATCGGACTCCTCATCCTTGCGATCGATTGCGGCTGCGGTCTCTGCCCGGCCTCGCTCAATCTTGCCGATGACTTCCATATCGGCCTCGTCCTCCTGGCGCTGACGCTCATCCTGCTCAGCCTGTTCTTCAGGTGATGGTGCAGGCGGAGGTGGTGGCTTGAGCTTCTTAGCAACAGCCTGGCTGATCAGTTTCTCCAGCTCTGGTGGCAGATCTTCATTGTCACTCGGATCATCCAGGTTGATGTACGGAAGCTGCGTACCCAGCTCAGCCTCGACCTGGGCCCGATAGATGTAGGCTTTGTGTTCCATCACATGCGCCTGGATCACTGGCTCCAGGTTGGCTACCAGGTCAGGATTCTCTGCTGCCTGCTGTTGAGCAAAATTCATGTGGACTGCGATATGCGCCTCGTGATCCTGGAGCGGGTACACGGTAGCCGCAGCTCCTGTCATGAAGCCCATGTTCTCGCTCACCGGATCCAGGGCAGCCTCGCTATCCTCCGGCAAGATCAGATCGATGTCCGGAATCCGCATCGCCTCCAGCATCCGTCGATGTGCAACCTTACGCTGCTTCTTTGGATACAGCTCCGGATCCATCGTGACCAGTTCCAGCACTGCCTGACTCTGTGCAATGCGCTGAGTCGCTGACCAGATGTTTGGATCCGAGACCGGGATGATGTCTACACGACCATCGAAGTCCGACTTCAGGATCGTGCGTTCCTCACCCTGGACTTCGTAAGGATATTCCTCCACGTCCATGAACTCGTGGTTCAGCGCGGCCATCATCTTGAATTCTTGCCTCGCTGAGATGTGCATGCGCTTGTGGATGCCGCTGAACACCTTCGAGCCTTGCTCGATCAGCGCCAGGGTCGTGCCCACTGGTCCAGTGTTTGAGGCATCGCCAACCATGTTCTCAGTGGTGGTGGCGAATCGCCTGCCCTCCTCTACGAGTGTCTGTACCAGGTTGGCAAGTGCAGTCGATGGCTCCTTGACCGGCAGGTTGAAGAATGACTTCTGCAACTCGTCGGAAGACATATCGACATCGATCCACTCGCCAGGTGTGAAACGTATCTCCCCGGCGATCTTTGCTTCCTTGGACTTGAAGCCACCTTGTAGGTTTGCCACTGCGGCACTGTCGAGCAGGGCACGGATGCCGCCGCTGACTGCCTTGGCCAGTGAGCCAATGATATGAAGAAGTCCAAAGCCGTAGAAGCCAAGACCGGGGAGATACTTGTAATGTGTGAACCAGATGCGCTTCTTCATAAGCTCATCGTCATGCTTCCAGTTCCGCCTGACTGACATCACCTCACGAGACTCTGCCTCGACCGTGATCACGTATGGAGGTGCGATGTCGGAGTCTTCATCCCACGGCATGTGGTAATCGATGTGGTACTCCAACATCGTGTAGATCGTGTCGTCGTAGTGCTGCTGAGGACTGCGATCATCAGCCACGTCCTCCATGTCGTACCTGGAGAAACTGGTGTTCTTGTCTACCAGGATCTGCGGTGTCGGCAGCAACCTGGCATCTTCAATGAAGGATCCCGCCTCCTGGGCCCGATAAACATCGTTCTCCGGCATCTCGTACTTGTGACAGTACCGAGGAGCATTCGCCAGGGTTCGCGCATGATACGGGACGATAAAATCCTCAGCAGTCACGAAGCGAGAGGTCGTCATGCCGGTGATGGGATCGATGTAGACCTTCTTGAATGCAGATCCTGAAAGGGGGAGATAAAACAGCATCTGATCCGTGGACCAGTAGTATTCCTCGTCGGCTTCAGTGAGCTGATAGTTCATGTAGTCAGCGAGTCGTTCTCCCTGTTCCACTTTTTCGTCGGTCGCCTCACCCATGATGTACGGTTTCACCGGACCCTGGGGCGGGAAAAATTCCTCGATCGCTCGCGCCTGGAACTGCGTCGTCGCTTCAGCGATGAGTGGATGCTGCACTGTTGCGGCACCCTT